CCCGAAGGTATGCCCGGCCCTGGTGCCGGCCTCGCCGACGATCGGGTCGATGCTGGTCAGCTCGCCGCGCAGTTCGGAACGCAGCCTCGACGAGAAACCTTTCAGCGACGGCAGGATGCTGACGAACGCGGTCCCGACTTCGGCGGCGATGGCTACTCACCGCCCTTCGGCTGCTCGAATGTTCCGTAGCGGTAGGCGGAGAGCATGTTCTTGACCCGGTCCGGGTCGTGTTCCGTCTTGCCGTACTTGACGCCGCCCTGCCTGGCCAGCGGCGAGATCGGCTTGGGCCGCCGGGTGCCCTTCTGGCCGTCCTTGGAACGCTGCCAGTTCGCCACGGCGAGCCGGTCGACGATCAGGGCCAGCAGGTGCTGCTCGAGCGTCCAGTCGTCGCCGGACAGGCGCCGGTACAGCAGCGTGCCGGGTGTGAGTGAGAGTGCTTCGATGAGGATGCGCAGCCGCCGCCACGACAGGCGTGGCGTGCCCAGGTGGCGCAGGTCTATCTGCCGGAACGCGAGGTCCGCTTCGACGGCCTCGCCGTGTTCCCGGAGGAACGCCGCGAGGCCCGCGATTCCCCCGGCGTCAAGCCTTGAAACTTGTGCCATTGGTCGATCAGTTCGCGCATGCGGCCGGTAGAGATCGGCGGCTTGGCTGGTGTGCCTGCGAGCATGAAGCGCGCGAACTGCTCCTCGCCCATGATCAGGCCCATGGATTGCTCGACGGTGGCCTCCTCCAGGTCCATCTGATCCTGGAAGGGCATTGCGTTCATCAGCGGCATTTCCCACACTTCGCCACGCCATTTGAAGCGGAACGGTGGGGCGCTCTCGGCGTCGACGACAAGCGCGTCGAGGTCGTAGTCGTATTGCTCTTCTTCTGACATGCGCGGATTCCTTCGTGTGTGCGCGGATGGTGGGCCCGCCAGCCCACGTCCGCGCGGCGCGAACTGGCGGGTGCTGCTTGTCGCAGATCTGTCCTGGCGTGTCTTGCGGCCGGGCGCTACCTTGCCGACATATCCCCTTGAGACAAGGAGCGTGCGATGACGGCCACCCCTACGCCGGTCCAGATCACCCAAGCCACCGGAGCCAAAGCCAAGTCGGTCGGTGTCGCCTATGCGCTGTGGTTCTTCTTCGGCATCTTCGGCGTGCACCAGTTCTACTTGGGCAAGACCGGGCGAGGTCTGGGCTACCTGCTCACCGCCGCCTGGGGGCTGGTTGCCTGGTTCATCGACATGTTCACGTTGCCCACCCAAGTGAAGCGGATCAACACGCTGGGCTTTTAACTAGGGCGATCATGGCGTTGGGGGGCTTACCCTCGGGGCGTGAAACGAGACTCGTACCTTCGTATCGGCAACCCGCCCGATGAGCCCCGCAGCCACGCGATCAAGCGCAAGGCGCGCATGGCAGCGCTGATACTCGCGGTGTTCGTGCTCGGGATGCTGTTCGCGTATCAGCTCAGCCAGTTGCCGCCCAACTGAGGATCAGCTTCATCTACCCATCAGCTATAGCCCCAGTTCGTGTCGTCGGTGAACTTGGTCAGCACGACGTTATTGGAGTCGGGATAGCACGTGATGGTGATGTCGTAGCCGACGGGCTCGCCATTGGCGTACACGATCTCGCCGCGTTCGGTGACCTCGCCGTTGGCGACGTAGATGCGGATGTGCTTGGACCCGTCGATCACGTCCAGCACGAACGCGCGCGGGTCCGCCGAGGGCGCCTTGACGTCCATCTTCCACTGCCCGGCGCTGACCACGGCGACCGTCGAGGTCTTGTGGAACAGCTCGGCGACCTTGCCCTTGGACTCGATGAGGGTCATCTGCAGCGTGGCCTTCGACTGTGTCGTGGCACTGCGCACAATGGTCGCGTTCTGCCACGCGATGATGTCCTCGATCGTCTCGTCGTAGGACTCGGTGACGCCGTCCTCGGAGACGTAGCCCATGCCGATGAATGAGGCGTTGAGTGAAGACGTTGACGTGGTGGGTGCCGCGGTCCCGACGGGACCCACGCTCAGCTCGCCAGTCACCCCGACCCTGACGGCTCCCGAGAGCAGGCTCATTCCTTACCTCCGTGCATTGATTGGTTGGGGAGCAGCCGACCGCGCGGAGGCCGGAGTCTTTAGTGGGCGATCGCGTCGTCGGCGCGGATGTCGAATTGGTACGTGGCCCAGGACCGGAACGCGCCGGTCAGCGGATCATCGAACGGCCGTGGTGACAGGAACTCATCCACCCGGTAGCAGGCGACGCCGAGGGTGCTGGTGCCAGCGAGGGCGTGCACGGTCGCCCGCACCTGCAGGGCCAGCGCCTGCGCGGCCGGCTCGCCAGTGGACCAGGTGAAAATGTCGAGATGTTCGCGTACCCGCACCGGGCGCAAGTCGGTGCCGCCGATGCCGCGCACCTGAATCCACGTGGCGGGCCGCGGGTCGGGTACCCGGGTGGACACGGGCGTCGGGCTATAAGTAGTGGCGAGGTAATCGCGCACGAGGTCGAGGACGTCGGGGTAGGCCATCAGTGCCTCGCCGCGCTGATCGCCGATCCGAGGATGCGATGGTCCGCCTCGTAGGCCAGCGCAGCCGGATGCCGCGCCAGGACGGCGACACGGGCACGGTCGGAGTCGGACTGGTCCTGCAACACCTCGACGTGGAAAGCGCCCTGATGCGGGGGGTGGCTGTCGTAGGCCGACTGCGCGACCTGCGCAACGGATCGGGCCCGCCCTTCGAGGATCGCGTCGACGGCTCGCGACTTGGCCAGCTCGCGCATCCCGCTGCGGCTGGACTCGTAGCGGATCAGCTTGGCCATCCCTCACCTCACCCGGCCACGACGCGCAGGGTCGCCTCAAGGTGGTGGAATCCGGCCGGGGTGTAGACCGGCTCCGGTGGACCATCGACCTCGAACGTGGTGGTGCCGAAGACGATGCGGTCGTGGCCGAGCACATCGGACTCATTGGTGACCAGCAGCCAGATTTGCTCCAGCGCGGCCCGCCCGTCGGAGAGTGGTTCCTTGCGGTCGTCCTGCTGCAGCCACGCCGCGATGCTCGCGCCGGAGCCGTACGTGTAGACGGTGTTGCCGTAGGTGTCGGTCGACGTGGTCGGCCTGATCTTGGTGACGGTCTGCGGCAACAGTCCGGCGGGGATGCTCATCGGCTCCTCCGCCTGGCGCGCTCGTCACCGATGCACGCACGACTCTGGCCCGGCAGTCGTTTGCCTGCCCGCAGTGCACCGGCCATCGCATCCAGGAGATCCGCCAGCGCCCGCGTAACCTCGGCTTCATCGCTTCCCTCGATGGTGCCGACTTCGTATATGCCGCCATCGTCGCCGATCCGCATATACACGGGCATCGTCAGATCGATTTTCATAACCGCACCTGAATCGAGGTGGCCTGGCGCCGGTAGTTGCGCAGCGCGTCCTTGTCGGCCTCGGTCAGCCGCACCGACGTACCGGATGCGGCGCCGCCCGCGAACTGGCCCAGCTGGTAGGAGTATTGGCCGATGTGTTCGGAGGTCATACCCTCGACCAGCGAGGGCGACAGCAGCGTGCGCAACACCATCGAGGCGGCGACGGCGACCACGTCGTCGGGTACGTCGGCGTCGCCATGGTCGTAGTCGACGCGGTACGTGTCGGGGTAACTGTCGGGCAGGTCGAGCTCCGGGAAGTTGATCCACACGCGGGAGTCGAACGGCGTGATCTCCACAACGTCGATGCCGTCCCAGCCCCAGGACCCGACGGGGAGCGTGATGTCGGCCAGCCCACCCCAGCCGATCGCCTCCACACTGTTGACAGCGGTCACGGGCCGCTCCGGCAGGCGGATGCGCATGCCGACCGGGCGCAACTCCACGACGTCGCCGTCGACGGCGGTAAACGTCTGGCGTGTGTAGCCGCGAATGAGCGCTGAGGCGTCCGTGAGATACGCCGCGGCACGCGTCGCCTCGGTGGTAGTCAGCGAGCGGCCGATGCGGGCCTCGAGGTCGGCTTGGGTCGCAAGATTGGTCACGCGCGCGCCTCCTTCAGATACTCCCGCATGCGACCCGCCTTGGCGGCCGTCTCGTACTCGTAGTAGCGGGCGACGTTGTCCTGCGTCTGCTGGCCACGCGGCGCGTCAGGATGCCAGAAGGTGATGGCCTCGCCCTCGCCCACGCCGCAGCCGGCCGGATACAGCGCCTGCAGCGCGACGCGCAACGCGGTGTCCTCCGCACCCCAGCCCTCGAACCGTTCGTCCATCCCCGCGACGTCGTCGAACACGTCGGCGCGCAAGGCGAGAATGCCGTAACAGCAGCCCACCCAGTCGAAACGCAACTCGGCGGCGGTCTCCGGCGCCATGCGCTGCGGGCCGAGGACACGCTCGGTGCCCGCCTCGTTGATGACCCGTGTCGCCGAATAGACCTGCGTCCACGGGTAGCGCTGCAGCCGCTTGATAATCCAGTTGATCCGCTCGTATGTGGGCGGCAGGTGGTCGGCGCCGAAGATCACGAGTTGATCGCCGGTCGCCTGCTTGCGGGCCCGGTTGACAGCCCGGGCTACCGAGAACGTGCCCTCGGTGCGCCCGTCGCCGGCGACGCAGACCTCGATCAGCGGCTCGAGACGGGACCAGCGGGCCCGATTGAACTCCCACGCGCGCACCCGGGCCGGTTCCTCGCTGCGCCACGGGATCAGGACGGACAGATTCACCGGGCCAGATACCAGGCTTTCAGCTCATCGGGTGGCGGCTCGTCGTACCTGCGCATGAGTTCGACGTTGCCCCACCATGCCAGCCGGGACGTTTCCGGATGCCACAGCGACTGGAACAGTCCCTCGGTCGGCACGTCGCACCCCTGCGGGTAGACGGTGGAAAGCACCTTGTAGAACGCCATGTCCTCGGCACCCCAGCCGACGAAGCGCTCGTCCATGCCGCGCAACTCGTCCCAGACGTCGGCGCGCACCGCCATGAGCGCTTCGCGGCCCATGCAGATCTGCCCGGCGGCGGGTCCGGGGTCGCCGCCGTCGAAGATGACGCCGGTCTGTTCGGGGGTGAAGCGCTGCTGGCCCGCGAAGATGCACGACCACGGCAGCCCGGCGCACAGCTGCGCCTCGATGCGCTGCAGGAATTGCGCCGAGAGCGGCAGCGCATCGACGCTGTAGGTGATCAGGCACTGCGCGTCTGTCTTGGCCCGGGCCCGGTTGGCCGCCCGCGAGTAACTGAACTCGCCCCGCAGTCCGTCGCCGGAGTGGATGACCTCGACGTCTGCCTCGACGCCTCTGTCCGCCCACAGTCGCGAGGTGGCGGCGTAGATCCGCGCGCGGCGATCGTTGTCGGGCCGGTACGGGATGAGGATGGCGAGGCTCACCGCGACATCACCGCACGACCCGGGCGGGGTTGCCGATCACCGTCGCGCCGGGCGGCACATCGCGAACCACCACGCAGCCGGCGCCGACCATCGCGTCTTCGCCGATGCTCACGCCCGGCAGGATCGTCGCGTTCGCGCCGATCGACGCACCCGCGCCGACGGTGATCGGCCCGGCCGATGTGCGGGGAACTCTCGACCTGGGTGACGGGTCGTTGCAGAACACCACGCCCGGCCCGATGAACACATCGTCGCCGACGCGCAGACCGTCGAAGAGCTGAGCCCGGTTCTTCACCGTCACCCGGTCGCCGAGGATGACGTCGTCCTCGATGTAGGCACCCTCGCCGACGTTGCAATCCTCGCCGAGCACAGCGCCGGGCATGACATGTGCGAACGCCCAGACGCGGGTCCCGTCGCCGATCTTGCCCTCGCATATACCGTCCGGGTGGATCATTGCAGGAATCACTTCATTACCCGGTCGATCAGGCGGTGGGCCGGCAGGATCGACTCCCGCTCGGCTTCGGCGTCGCCGTAACCCTGGGCGAGGCCGGCGAAGTGGTCCAGTTGCGCGGCCAGCGGCTCGCGGTCACCGACCGGGGCATATTCCGTGGCCCCGCCCGTGCTGACCGTCACCTGGCGGCCGACGAGGTCGGCGAAAACGGTGACGCCCGGGGCGTGCGCGGTGACCGTCCACATTCGCCGCTGGCCCAGCCTGACCGCGGAGAGGATCCCGGTGCCCGACCCCCAGGTGGCCAGGGCGTCGGCGGTGTCATCCGATACCGGCGACGCGTGGGTGGTTCGCCGCGCCCACACCGCGTCGGGATCGGCACCGCCATACAGTGCGATGGCGTGATCTGCCAGATGGATGAGCAGATCCCAGGCCACGCTTTCGAGCACCCGGGTCTGAAACGGTGAGTGCCGCACGATGGTCAGATGGACCGGCGTGCGGCCGCCTAGCACCGAGCGCAGCGCCAGCCATGCCGGATTGAACCGGTCGACGAATCCGCACATGATCGGCACATCGAGTTTGGCCGCCAGTTCGACGGTTCGGGTCGCGGCGTCCAGGTCGGCCGCCAGCGGTTTCTCCACGAGGACCGGCAGACCAGCCTCGATCACGTCGGCGGCGATCTGCTCATGCAGCGGGTTGGGCGCGGCCACGATCACGGCGTCCACACCCGTCAGGTCAAGCTCTGGCGTCCAGTCGCAGCCGAACCGGCCGGCCGCCGGGTCTGGGTCGATGACCCGGGCCAGCGTCGTGCGTGGCGACTCGGCGATCACGCGGGCGTGCCGGGCGCCCATCACTCCCGCGCCGACCAGTGCCACCCGCAGCGGAGCCGCCCTCAGCGCAGCCTTCATCGGGTCCAGTCCGTCCGCTCGCCGAGCCGGGCGATGTCCGCGGCCGAGTAGTAGTGGGCGCGGCTCTCGTCCTGCGGTGTGGCCTTGAGCAGATCGACGATCGGCAGGTAGTCGCGCAGGATGTTCTCGGCCGCCCGGACCGAGCGGCCGTAGACGTCTTTGACCTCGTCCACATCGGGGAAGATCGAGAATGTGGTCTGGGCGATGATCGGCCCGGTGTCGATACCCTCGTCCACCTCGTGCAACGTCACCCCGGCGACGGACTCGCCGTTCTTGAGCGCCCAGTTGACCGGCCGCATCCCGCGGTATTCGGGCAACTTGCCCAGGTGCAGGTTGAGCACGCGGGTCTGGTCGATGAGCTCGCGGCCGATGATGCGGTCGTACATGACCGACAGGACCAGGTCGGCGTCAGTGCCGAGCAGTTGGCGCCAGTCGCCGGAGGTGTCGAGGTCGACCTGGGGGTAAAGCCTTCCGACGTGCGCGCGTAGGCGCGCATCCCACAGGGGCTCGATGCGGTTGGTGACGACCTTGACGACCGTGCCGAGTTTGCGCAGCACGTCGAAGGCGATCACGGCGAGGTGGCCGCGGCCGATGATCGCGAACCTCATACGAGCACCGGGGTTTTCGGCGAGCTTCTCGGCGAGTTGCGGGCCACCCGCTGCACCGCCTCCAGCCATGCGGCCTCTTCGACGTCGTAGAGCCGTTGCTGTTGCCCCGCCCGCGCGAGCGCCTTCCTGCACGCCGCGGCGTACGGTCCCGGCAGGGCCAGGGTCTGCAGCGCCCGCACGTAGCCGTCGACGTCCTGCCAGTCGACAAGCTTCCCGGCGTCGCCGAGGTTTTCGGCCAGCCCGGGTGTCGGGGCCGCGATGACCGGCACGCCGCAGGCCATCGC